TAATTATGCTACAAAAACAGCATCAGGTAGTTACGATAACATGACAGGTCGTGATCCTCAAATTAAGATATATGATTCAACTTTAACAATAAACGGTGCATTAGTTTCATCATTAAGTAATAAAGCAGGTCTAAAAGCACATTATACTATGGATAGTGCAGGTGGAACTGAATATGGTAGTTTGGTTCTTGATGATGTGATGCATTGGGAAGCTGGAAATAACAGTTATACTGAACCACATCCAATAATATATGGTAATAAAATTACATCAGGTAATCCATTAATTGGAAAAACAATTACATCATTAGGTTTTCAATTATATCGAGGAGAAGGAACAACAACAGATACTATCACATTCGCTGTTTGGGATGGAGATTCAACAAGCACTACACCAAGATACACTTTTGGTAGTATGAATATTAATGATATAGTGACATCAGGCAGTTTAGGTTCATCAAGTCCTTGTCAATTATATGTAATTGGTTCATCAGATAGTGGAGTCACAATCCAAGAGAATGATGTTTTAGGAGCAGTTCATAATAGAGAATCAGGTTCGTACACAACTCCAAACTCGGTAGAAATGGGACAAGAAGATGCAAACGCTACATACCAAAACGGTCATAGAGCAATTAATATGAGAAATACTTCTTCTGCTAGAGCATGGACAGAAGCTACAAACAAATCACCTTACTTCACAACATCAAATCATTGTAAAAACGATGCTTCATCAACAAGTGAATTAGCTGGAATGACAAATCTACCAGCTAACACAATATTTGAACAAACAGATGATACACCTACATACTGGTGGAAACAATCTGATAATACGTGGAAGTTAGATGGAAAAACAAATATTGAACCATCATTAACAGATGCATCAGTATGGTCAATGGTAGGAAATCAGGGTTCAGCAACAACCTCATTAACAGGTGGCAAACTTAGAATAAATCAGGCAACAAATAGTGGTAATGCATCTGATTCAGGTTGTGTTGCAGTATTTGACACAGGGAGTGCAACTGATAAATTTGTAATGAGATTTAATTTCACAACAGGTTCTTCACATACAGATGGTGGTGGTAATGCTGTATGTTATTGGGGATTCTCATCTAACAATAGTCATTCATCAACACAAGGATTTGTCACAGGTCAGTCAGGTAATTCTGCTGATTGTGTAGCATTTAGATGGCATATTCAAAGTGATAAAACAAGAGTTGGTTCTTGGGATAATGGTTCATTAACATGGGGAACTGATCCAAATGAAAGTTTAACATTTGCAAATAGCACTACATATTATTGGGAATTATCTTATGATGGAACAAGTGCAGTATTAAAACGATTTACAAATGATACATATACAAGTCCTGCACATACTGGAACATACACATTAGCTGGAAGAACCGGAATGAGATATTTTGTTATGGGTAGTACTTACGATACTCAAGCTGGTGTTTTTATAATAGACCATAATAAAATAGAAATTCAAAAAGGTAGGAGTACGTGGTTAGAATGACACGATCCCTAACTTCATATATAATTAAAGGAGAATTGTATTGATATGGTTCTAGCATATAAAGGAGCTAATCGTGCAACTGGTGTAACAACTGATAGAATAGGCACTGAATCATATTCTGCAAAATCATGGGTAGAATTGGGAAGAACAACATTAAGTAGTGCTGGTGATTCAATTAATGTAGCAAGTTTATCTACATCAGATTATCCATACATGATGGTATTAGTACATGGAATAAATTCAGGTCAAATTCAAAATAATATGCGTTTTAACAATGATAGTGGTAATAACTACGCAAATAATTATTCTAATGACGGTGGTAACACTAATTTTACATCACAACCATATGTTGTAAATTCAGATACATATACAAGTGATATTTTTCAAACCGATTTTATAATGAATAATTCTGATCAAGAAAAATTAGGTACTGGTCATGTTATAGCACAAAACGCAACAGGACAAGGAACAGCTCCTAGAAGAACCGAATATGCTTCAAAGTGGGCAAACACATCAGATTCTATCACATCAGTTAGTCTAATCAACACAGGTTCAGGAGATTATGCAAGTGGTTCAGAAGTAGTAGTATTAGGAGCAAAGTCTAGTGGAACCGACACATCTAACGGTAGTTTTTGGCAAGAGTTAGCAGATGTTGAATTAAGTGCTACTGCTAATGAAATAAATTCAGGTACATTTACAGCTAAAAAATATCTCATGGTTCAATTACATGGTGTTGCAGATGGTAGCATTAGTGGTTCTGATTTACAATTTAACGGAGATGACGGTGCTAATTATGCAAGAAGATATTCAGCAAACGGTGACTCAGATGGAACTGGAACAAGTGAATCAACTCTCGGTGGTATTGGTACAGCTAGTGGTGATTCGTTTGTTAATTGGTTTATAATAAACAAATCAGATAAAGAAAAACTTGTAATTGGCGAAGGTCTTGCAAATACAACTGGAGCTGGTAATGCTCCAGATCGTAGAGAACTTACAGGCAAATGGGCAAATACCTCTGCACAAATAACATCAATTAAAGTTAAAGAGAATGGTTCAGGTGGTTGGACTAGTGGTACTACATTAAAAGTATGGGGTTCTGATTAAGATGGTTTGGGAAAGATTAGGAAGTGCAAGTGTTGGTGGATCAGTAGCAAATAACTCATGGAAAGAATTAGGTAGGCAAACACTAAGTTCTAGTGGAGATGTTATGACGACAGGTACAATAACTGCCAAAGATAATATGATGATATTATATTATGGTGTGGCAAGTGGAGAGATGATAAATAAATTAACTTTTAATGATGATACAGGTAATAATTATGCTTATAGATTATCAGATGGTGGTGCAACTGATTCAACTACAACAAGTAATGCTTTCTTAGAATTTGCAACATCATCAACAAGTAATGAATTTTCAGTAGCAAATGTTGTTAATATCGCAAATCAAGAAAAATTAGTCCAATTAAATCATGTTGGTCAAAATACAGCAGGAGCAGGAACAGTTCCACGAAGGCGCGAATTAACAGGTAAATGGGCAAATACGTCAAACGCTATAACAAAAGTCACAGCAACAAACTCACAATCAGGTTCTTTTGGTAGTGGTAGTGAATTAATCGTACTAGGATATGATAATGATGAAGCTGATACAGGTTCTAATTTTTGGCAAGAGTTAGCTAGTGTCACTAGAACAGATAGTGGTTCAACATTAGAGTCAGGTAACTTTGCTGCAAAAAAATATCTTATGGTTGAAGCTTGCACAATCCCTGCAAATAATGGATTTAAAGGTAGGCTTGAGTTTGGTCATTCAAATGGCACAATGGACACAGGTTCTAATTATACAGATAGGTATGAACAAGATGGTGGATCTGATAGCACTAATGCTAGTCACCAATACATATATGCTTACACAAACCATGATGATAATATTCAACATCTAAAAATGTTTATAGTTAATAAATCAGATAAGGAAAAATTAGTATTATGGTGGGCTAGTAGTGGTGGAAGTTCAACTGGAGCTGGAAACGCACCACAGAGAAGAAACGGTGTAGCAAAGTGGACTAATACTTCAAACCAAATTACAAATATTAGATTAAATAATCAAGTAGCTGGTGGCGATGCTGCTAGTGGTTCTTTCATAAAGGTGTACGGAGCAGATTAAAATGGCTTGGGAAAGATTAGCTCATGTTGAATTAAGTAGTTCAGGCGATACATTAGATTCAGGTACTTTTACAGCAAAAAAAAGTTTGAGAGTTATTGTATATATAATTCCTTCAGGAAACACAAGAACAACATTTAGATTTAATTCAGATTCAGGTTCAAACTATGCACATAGAAACTCTTTCAATGGTGGTTCAGATTCAACTAAAACAAGTAGAAGTTCAATAGAAGCAGGTGATCAAGATAACGACCATAACGCATATCATGTATTAGAAATTACAAATATAGCAGATAAAGAAAAAATTATCATAAATCATAATTTAAAATCAGGTGGTAGTGGAGCTAGTAATGCTCCAAGTAGAAAAGAAGATGTAGCAAAATGGGCTAATACTTCAAATCAAATAACTTCAATTCAAGCAATTAATGATCAAGGGGGTTCTTATGGTGTAGGATCATACATAACCGTACTAGGAGCAAAAGAACCAGCTACGGCAGATTCAATAACAGTATCAAGTTTTACAGCAAAGAAAAATTTGAAAGCACAATTATTTGCAAGTGGTACAGGTGGAACAATAAATTGTAATTTTACATTCAACAACGATACAGGTTCTAACTATGCAATAAGAGAATCTGTAAATGGTGGTAGTGATTCAACAAACGTGAGTCAAGCCAATACAGATAATTTAACAGGTACAGTCACAGGTAGTATTTTTGCAGATGTTAACATAACAAATGAATCAAGTAAAGAAAAATTATTCATATCAGAAGGATTGGAAAGTACAAGTGGTGCAGGTACAGCACCTGACAGAAAAGAGATGGTTGGTAAGTGGGCGAATACATCAGCACAAATTACAACAATAAAAGCAAATAATGGTGGAACAGGTTCATACTCTGAAGGAAGTGAACTTATAGTTTGGGGAAGTGATGGCTCAGCTGATATTACTCTTAGCGGTGCTCTAACTAACATTGTAGGTGGATTTATATTTGAAGAAACAAATACAGGCAAACACTATATTTGGAACGCAACTACGAGTACGTGGACAGAGATTGCATAACCATGGTGCCGGGAACCTTTATGACCTTACATATGGAGAGAATTAACATTGTCTGAGGAATTTGAAGATTTACTCGCCTTAGGTACTTCCTACCAAGCATTAGCTATTGGAGATACTTCTGGCGCAAAAGGTCAAAATGTAGAATGGTTTTCAACTGATCTAACAAGAACAGGTGGACCACAATTTTCATCTAAATACAGAATATCCTTAGCATTAGATGCCGAGAAATCTGTTGAAGTTACATTAAACAGTGGAACCAATTGGGTTAAATTAAATGGTGGCACAGCTTTAACAGCTAATTGTGCTTATGTATTTGATATACCAATTAGAGCTTCTGATACTTTTAATGTTCGTATTCCTGATGCAAGTGGAGCTACAGTTGTTTATTGTAGAGTCGACGAGGTATTTAGTGAAGGATAATGGGTAGCAATCCTCCTCAAGGTGGTGGCGGAAGTGGAACCGTTATCAATGCTTTATCTGATGTAGAAGATGTAACAATTAGTGGTAATAGTTCTGGTGAAATTTTAAAGTGGAATGGTTCAGCTTGGATTAATCAAACTTTAGCTGAAACTGGTATTCAAACTACATTATCAAATGCTGCAATTAAAACTGCTTATGAAGCAAATGCAGATAGTAATGAATTTTCAGATGCAGAACAATCAAAATTGGCAGCAATTGAAGCAAGTGCAACAGCTGATCAAACTAATGCAGAAATAGTAGCTGCTGTAGAAGCAGGGGCAGATTCAAACACATTTACAGATGCAGATCATAGTAAACTAAATGCTATAGAGGCATCAGCCACAGCTGATCAAACAGCAAGTGAAATTAAAACAGCATATGAATCAAACTCAGATACTAATGAATTTTCAGATGCTGAACAAACTAAATTAGCTGGTATAGCTGCTAATGCAAATAATTATACACATACAACTAATGCTAATTTAACAGGCGAAGTAACCTCATCAGGTAATGCTGCAACAATAACAGATGATATAGTTGATGAAGCAAACCTTAAAGTAGATAATAGTCCAACAAATGATTATGTATTAACAGCTAAATCAAGTGCAGCTGGTGGTTTAACATGGAAAGTTGGCGGTGGAGGTAATCATACAGTCCAAGATTGGGACTTACAAGGTTCAACTCCAGCAGACCCAGGAACTGATACTGGTAGAATGTATATGAAAGACATTGATAGTAACAATGAAGGTCTCTTTATGAAAATAAAGAAAAATGGTACAGTAAGTGAAGTGCAAGTACTTTGAGTGATTTTAGAAGCTGCGTATATAAATACGACAGCAATGGTGTAGATTTAGTAGCTGAGGAAATTAACCTTGGTGGTGGAAATATTGAAGAATGGCCTCATAAATGGGATGACCCTGTTCTTTATTGGGATTTAGTTTCTGATTCACCAGATATTGAAGGTGTTGATTTAGAAGAGAAATCTGTTTCTCGTGCATTGTTACGTTGGCAAGTTGTAATAAGTGATTTAAAATTTAGAAAGTGGAGAAAGAATAAACCAGCTCCAAAAATTAGAATAGAATTTCGTACTGGTGAGAATGATGATTTATTTAGAAAAAGTAAAGGAACTTTAGCTTATGCATATTTCCCAGGCCAAGGAGCTGTGTCTGGTAAAGTAGTATTTAATGATGACAATTTATGGTCAACAACTGGTAAAGGTGTACCACACATCAACCCAGATGGTTCTAGAGTTGTATTGAAAGCATATCTTTTAGAACACGTATTGATACATGAATTTGGTCATATGTTAGGACTAAGACATGACAAAGCAGATAGAAAAAGTGTAATGTATCCTTTCTATAGTGGTATATTAGATTTATCAGGTACAGATATCTTAAGAATACAAAAGAAATACGGAGTGAGAAGCATATGGAAAAAGTTGCTCAGCAAATTACAAGGATACTTCAACAGGAAGATTCAGTGAGATGTTCAAATGCTCTACACGCTTGGGTAGAGATTTTGAATTTAAAAGAAGACAAATACACTAGAAAATGTGTCAAATGTTCTTCGGAACAAGAATACAAAGGAGGTAAATGGGAATGGATAGTGTAAAGGATGATATTAAATTATTACAACCTGAACGACCTTGTGAGATTTGTAGAACACCTAATATTGAAAAGGTGGAAATGGCTTATGTACAAAAGCAATTGTCAACACAGGAAGTTATAACACAGTTAGATTGTTCTAAATGGAAATGGTATCATCATGTAAAATATCATTTAAAACCTGGTGTAGCCAGTGCAATGAGTAAAAATGCGGATTTCTTAGCTAACCAAATTGTAGATAAAACTGGTGATTTATTAGAGAGTTTAGAACGATTACAAGAGAAAGTTAATTTATTAGAATCACAGATAGATGGTAATACTGAACCAGCTAAAATTAAAGCATACACTAGTATGGAAGCTGAGATTAGAAATACTATATTAGCCTTGGGAAAGATTCAAGGTGACTTTAAAGATTCTGCTTATATTCAAGTTAATAACATTACTGTTCAATTAAATAAAATTTCTGATGTTATAATGTCAAACGCTTGTCCAAAGTGTAAACCAATTTTCGCAAGTAAACTAGAAGATCTTAAATGAAGTCCGGAATAATTTCTACTTGTGATGCTGCTGATTGGTCAGATTTACCTCAACATAAAAAGATGAGTGTATTACTTAAAGCATCTGAAGACCCAGTTTATTTTTGGACACATCCTGCACTTGGTAATACCAAACCATGGGCAGCACAAACTAAAATGTTAAAAGATTTTTATTCTAAAAATAAAGATGGTAAAAGAAATTATTCAGAACTAATATTTGTATCAGGAATGAGAGGTGGTAAAACTACCTTAGCTGCTATGATTAGTTTGTATGAAGTTTTTAAATTATTAATTCTAGATGACCCAGCTAAACATTATAATCTTGGTCCGGGTAGTGAAATTCAATGTATTAATGTAGCTCCTTCAGAGCCTCAAGCATTAGATACTGTATTTAAGAGAAGTAAAGAACTTGTAGCACATAGTCCTTTCTTTATGGCTAGAGAATATGAACTAGTTTATAACGCAATTAAATTCCCAGATAAAAATATTACAATTAAAGCTTTAGGTTCTAACTCCGGTTCTGGTGTAGGAAGAACAGTTAAGTGTTTCATTGCAGACGAGGTTAGTAGTTTCTTAGATAACCAAAATAAAAGATCTGCCCAAGAAGTATATTCTAGATTATCAAAATCAACTGCAACTTTTAAACCATGGAATGAAAATATTAGAGTAGCTATCTCTTCCCCTCTCTATGACGGTGATTTTATCACAAGTATGCATAAAAGGGCAAAAGAAGAAGAATGGGATTGGGCTATGACAATTTGGGAACCTACTTGGAATCTTAATCCTAATTTAACTAAAGATGTCTTAGAGGAAGAGAGAAAGAAAGACCCAATTTCTTTTGACAGAGATTTCGGTGCAACTCCTGGTGTTGAAGTTGAAAACTTCTTTTCTAGTGAACTAATAAAACGTATAAAAATGTCACAAGAAAGAAATCATAATTTATTAGAAGACTTGGAACATCTTGAAGCTAAAAACGATGCTGTATATTATATTGTAGGAACAGACCCTGCAATTAAAAATGATTCGTTTGGTTTAGCTTTGGGCCATGTAACAACTAGTGGTGATATAATTATTGATGGTTCATTATCATTTTCAGCTGATAGGGGAGAAGAAATTAAGAGTGAAGATATTAAACAAATACTTGTTCCTTTATTTGAACAATTACCAGTACAGTATTATGTATTTGATGCATACTTACATGGTGAATTAAAAGACTTGGCAGAGACTTATGGTATTACTACTTTCCAGCATTATCTCAATATTGAAGATTGGATTAAAACTCGAGATGCTTTAGATAAAGGAACTGCACAATTACCATTAGATGAACAATTAACTAAAGAACTACAATATCTACAACTGATTAAAGCAAAGCAAGTAGACCACCCTAGAAAGTTTCCTGACGGATCTCAAGGGGGAAAAGACGTTGCTGATGCTTGCTGTCAGATTATATCGCTGGTTAAGAGGACAGAGGATCTCCAATCAAACAAATACTCTAAAGTCCCTAGTTTTATCGTGCAAACATTTTAGGTGAAATAGTTGGGAATTTTCGATATTTTTAAATCTAAATCTGCTTCCAACCCTGTACCTCAAACTACACAGCCATCAGATCCTTTGGTGATGGAACCTTTTCAAGTTGAAACAGGTAGATTAGTAGATTCAAGAACACAAAGAGCATCTAATAGATATACTGAAGCAGACGCTCTTGTAAACATGGATGAGAGATTATGGTCTGTTATTGAATTAGCAGCCGTTATGGTTAGAAAGTCATATAATGGAATAAGTTTAAAACCAGAGGGTAACGAACCTATACCAACAAATACTTCTAACGCTGAAGAGAATGCAATCTTAGAAGCAAAGAAATTTGCAGATCAAATTGATATTCCAAGTTTACTTTACAATTACACAAAAGATTTGTGGAAATATGGCGATGCTGTAGATAAAATTACATTCTATGGTGGTAATGGTATTTCTAAAATAACACCTTTACCTATGAATCTAGTTACAGCAATTGATAATAGAAAACAATTCCAACAGCAATTAGGTTTAGGTGGTGAAGTTATTCAAGATCCAAAATTCTATTGCGTAGATGAATTGAATGCTAATTTAAGAGTTAAAGATCAAGTTATTCCTGCAAATAGAATTATGCACATCTCATTCGATAATCGTAGACAATGGGTAGTTGATAATATTGGTAGATGGACATTTAATGTTTGGTCACATTCTCCAATTGAAACCTTAAAAGTTCTTATTGAATGGAAACATAACTTAATTAGAAATGATCTACTTTGGAGAAATAGATTATTACCAAGAGAGCATCATAAATTAGATTTATCTGTATATGATCCAAGTAAATATACCGGAACATATTCTACCAAAGTTGCAAATGCTAAATCAGATGCAACAACTGCAATTAAAGATTATAATGACAAGATTAAGAGAAGAGAAGCTGACCAAGGTTTCACTACTGGTACAAATGTTGATATTGATATCATTGAACCAAAAACAACTAATTACACTTCACCAAATCAAATCATAGATCAAATCAATAGCTTGATCTCAACTCCAACTGGCACTCCAGGTGCGTTAGTTGGTGGTGAGAGCAAAGGATTTACATCATTACTTCATTCATCATCTTTCACTGCTATGAGAGCAGATATATATGCAATGAGAATTACAAATGCACTTGAAGGACTAGTCAAGAAACACGTTGCACTAGTTAGACCTGGTTTGAAACAAGATGTGATAGATAGATTATTTATAAGAAATAAATTAATTTTAGATAGAGACAGAACAGAATTGGCAAAGATAATTGGTGTACTTGTAAATACAAATGTATTTACTCCATCAGAGATAAGAGCAATATGGGGATTAGATCCTTTGACTGAAAAACAAAGTGAAGAGATTGAAGCTGTATTAAATAAACCATCTCATACTGATTCTGTAACAGAAGATTTACTTAGAGAGAATCCTGAAAGTCCAACTGGTGATATGGAAACTGGCGGTCAACGTGGTAGAAATATTAATCAGAGAGGAGATTTATAATGGAAGAAATAGAAAGTAAACAAGCAATAGAAAAGATAGAATTAATTATGGAACAATTACAAGAAATTAAACAACATCTTGAAGGTGCTGCTCCTAAAGTAGAAGAAGAACCTGAAGAATATGATGAACTACCAGATGATGTGAGGGCTTTAATAAATGGCGCTACTTCCTGAAGATAATAGTAGTCATTCCTACAGTATTCATACTGTATGGAGAGGTAGAACACCTAAACTATTTCTTAATTTAAAATTCGGATCTAATGTACATACTTTTAAATTTTCACTACCACACGAAGAAGAAAGATCAATTAGAACATATAAATTTGCACAACGTAAAACTGATGAATTAAGTTACTTGTCTGATAATGTAAATGTATCTAGATTGTTTGGACAATTTTCTGAGATTAGAGCACCTTCCTGGTTAAACTTGGAAGGAGTTGATAATAAAACAAAAGAAGTATATGTAAAGAATACTATGGGAGAATTTACTATTGGTACACAAACAGATGACTTTACAGAGTTATTCTTTCATAAAGGTAAATTATCAGGTAGATGGGTGTTAAGAAATATTCCTAATGTATTTGCAAAGGAATTTCTTAATAAGAAAAAAGATGTATATCTGCTATGGAAACCTACAGAACAAACTCCTCATGCAGAACAAAAATCTATTAATTGTGGTATATGTCCAACTAAATCATTACAAAGCCAGCCTATGAAGAAAGGTAAATTAATACCAAAAAAGGCTAAATTTCAGATGCAAATCAATGTAGATGAAGAGAATCATACATTTGAAGGCATTGCATCAGCAGAAGGAACTTGGGTAGATATGTTTGGAAACAAGTTCATTTACACAGCAGATTTTGTCAAAACGTTGTACAATCGTATGACACAGACAACTTTAAAGGGAAAATTAACGGTTGATAAGGAACATGACGAAGAAGACAGCGGATTAATAACTAGTGTCCAGCTGGTCCAAGAACCTATAAACCATATCATCGTTAAGGGAACATATAGCGGTACTTTAGACGATGTTCGAGGTTTGTCCCCCGAGCTAACTTTACGTTCTGCCTGGAATGAGGAATTCGCTGGGTGGGTACCGGTAGATGTCACACCCGATAGGGTATCATTGGTAACAAACCCAGCATGTAAAATATGCTGGATTCAGGAAATTAGGTGAACAAACAATGTCAACCAAAACAACAGAGACTCCAGAAACTTCAAACAAATACTTAGAGTTTGAAAGTGATGATCTCAAGAATGAAGCTACACTAATTAAAGAAGCACTCGTTGCATCTAAAGTAGACTTACATTCCGCATTTGGTCTTGAAAAAACTGAGGTACAAGTAGATAACACCGAAGCAATCGCAGCTCTTCAAAAAATTCATATTGCCACTGGCAAGAAAATCGAAGAACTCGGTGGCGAAATCACTTCTAAACAATCTTCTGTAGAACAAACACCAGCTGAGAAACAAGTTTATGCTGAACTAGAAAAACTTCATGCATCTTCATTGTCTGCAAAGACACAAGAGGTATTGAAACTAGATCCAGACTTCCCAGTCGATGTTGTAAAAGAAGCAAACATTCCTACTGCTGATAAAGTTTCATTAATGTCTGCAATGACTACCGTTGCTGCAAGACAATCTGAAGCAATTAACAGAGTAAAATCTGAAGTAGCATCACAGGAAAAAGAATCAGAAGAGACCGCTAAATTTAGCGCTCCAACTGAGGAAGCAACTAAAGAAGACGACCCAGAAGCAGGTGCAAAATACTTAGCAGCTCTACAAGCAAAGTTTGGTATAACTGAAACTGAAACTAAAGAGGTAGAAAACTAAAATGGCAACATATTCAGGTGCCGGTAGAGTCAGAGAACCTGGCGAAATCTGGTACGAACAATTGAAAAATGCAGACTCTTTAGATGATTCTGGTTATGTATTAGCATATACTACTGAAAGTAGTGTAGTTAAACTAACTAAGGCAGGCAGTTCGGATTTAGGCGTTGCAGTTAACTATAGATCTTCAAGAGATCCTCATGATCTCAATTTCCCACCTGCAACATATAAAACAGGAACAGACATCGGTGAGATGGGTATTCCAGTTTTAGACGAAGGATGGGTAAGATTGAAAGTAGCAAACAACAATGCAGCAATTTCTATTGGTGACCCAATTAAAATCTCAGCAGGTGGTAAAGTGGATAAATACACTGCAACCACAATCGGCGATACATCTTCAGCAAACCAAGCAACAGCTTTGAATGCAAGATTTACCGAGTTGAGAAAAGTAGTTGGAATCGCTAAAGAAGCAGTCGCTGCAGGATCTGGAAGCGCTCCTGGACAAGACAAAGTGTTAGTTAAATTAACACTTGGTACCGTAGGTACCCAATAGGTGAATTAAAATGGCAGATATTCCATATATTAATACACAAGAGTTGAAGTCCTATAACGCAGGCGCACTAGAAAAGCTTAAAACCAAATTCGGTGGAGAGGCTTCATTTGATGAAGCAGTTCAACTAAACATCATTAGAGAAAAAATTTATCAAGAATCCGCACTTCTATCAGTTGTAAATCAAGTTGTACGTCAACGTGCAATGAACCAACTAGAAGCACAGATTTTTGCTCCTGGTGATGACGCAGTTAAGGTAACTTATCCTGTTCCTCCTGAGGCAATCGGTACAACAGCCCGATCTGAACCAGTCACATACAACTTGAAGAAAGTTGATCTCCAAATGGCAGAAGTTAGATACTTTATATCTGATGATGCTAAATTAAGAGGAGCATTCAACTGGCTACAAGAAGACTCAATCAGAAGAGCAGCCGAGCACCTTGCAGAACAAAGAGACAAACACGTCTTAACAGAACTAAACACAGCAGCTCCATCTGGAAACAATGTAGCAGCAACAGGTGTTTGGACTGGTTCAAGTGCAACCCCAGAAGATGATGTAGCTAAAGCAATTGCTAACATCGTAAAGAACAGTAACATACCAACAGCACAGTTGAATAAACCAAGAGCCTTTGGATTAATTCTCCCTGCAGAAGCATTTGTAGGAGTAACTAAACTAAAGCTCATCCGAAACATAACTCAGCCGATACAAGACTTCCTTTCCACAGAATACAAATTATCAATTTTCTTAACTAGAAAGCCTAGAATAGAACCAACATGGCCAGTTAATAATGATGCACTCGTTGTACCATTAGATGACCCATCACTTGGATTCTTAGGAACTTTCGATGGTGCAGGAATTATCCCAGCACAAAAGAGAATTGAATTCGATCGTGGAGAAGATATCATCACAAGAGAATGGTTCAGATACATAACTATCCCAGAACCACTGGACGGATCAACAACAACAAACGCAAGAATAGCAAAGATTACTGGAGTAGCATCTTAATCATAGACAGTGATTAAAATGTGTATAACCTCCCTTTTCTTTTTTTTTACGATGAAACATGATTGAAATAATTGAAAATAATTTAGGTTTTATAGGTCTAGCTTTAGGCACTGTCACTGCTGCAATTGGTAGTGTGGCAGCTTATAATAAATATTGGATGGAGAGAGGTAGAGAGAGGGGTATAGACCAATTACAAGATGAAATAATGAAACAAGAGATTAAGGGAATCCATGACTGTATTACCGAGTTGGAAAATAAAGTGGACAGTACCCGTAAGGATTTATATCAGCGTTATGAGCATATTCATGGAGAGATCAAAGAAGTGACTGGTAAAGTGGATACTGTTATAGATTTAATTAGGAGAAACGGAAATTGACCGCAACAATTGCTGAAGTCAGAGATTTAATGGACTCAGTTTCTGCAAGTCAATTATCTAATGATGTATTAACTGCTAACTTAACTAGATCACAAAACTGGATTGATAATATTAAAGAAGCAACAGCTACTGCAACTGATATTGATAATGCTGTAAGATCATTATGTGTATGGTTAGCTTACGGTAGTTATACCGAAGGAATTGATAGACAACTTGGTGCTGTTCCAACAACAGCAAAATGGAAATTAGAACATTATAGAAGAGTAGCAGAATTATTTATTAACGATGTTAGTAAATCTTCAATCGACTTTGATGATGATCACAGTCCAATAGGACTACCACCATTAGTAGAATTTCCTACTTCTGAAGGCTGGCAAAAAAGTTGCGATTGTGATTGTGACTAATGAAACCTTCAATTAGAGTAACAATTAGAGCAACTCCTATAAAAGTTGAAAGACTTTCAGCTGCTATAAACAATGCAAAGAATTCTATAAATAAACAATTACCTGGAATTGGTAGATCAATGACTATGGTAATAACTAAAGCATTAAAAGAAGAAGTTCCTGTAAGAACAGGTAGATTAAAGAACTCTATTAAAGTATTAGAACGAAGTACCAATTTAATGGGAGATGTTGGTAAATTAAGTAGGGTAGTTGGACCTACTGCCAGATATACAAATTATGTAATTAAAGGTACTGCACCAAGTATTGGTAGATTTGTACCACAATTTAATGCAAGAATAAGTAGAGGTTTCCATCCTGGAACACCTGCAAATAATTTTGTAGATAGAGCTAGAATAAGAGTTAGAGGAGAAATTCAAACTAGAAAGGGTAGATGGCAACAAAAGATGACTAGTGCATTTAAACTTTCATTCTATCAAGGAGGTAGAAGATAATGGCTTTAGCAAACATTTATAAAAATTTGGTAACTGAGATAGTTACTCAATGTAAGACGATTAGCGAGTTAGCAGACGATAGTGGAAACACTAGAGTACATAAATGGCAAGGTAAACGCAGAATGAAAACTGACGATTACGAAGCCGTAGTAATAGCAGGTCCAATGGATAACATAGGAGGATATACTTCTAATAGTACATTGAACAACTTTACTGTTTATGTAGATATATCATACAATTCTCAAAACTTCGATACCGGATTCGATAATGCGATGGGTGTCGCCGAGAAAGTATATGATAAATTCCACCTCACTAATATCAATAACAAGTGCCGTCAAGCACGAGTTGAACTATTGCCTGGAGAGACATCAGTCGAAGGATTTTATATGATAACGGTACGATGCGTTATATTATGTGAAAAAATAGTAACACAAACATAGAAGGTGAATAAGTATGACAAAAAGATACACACGATTTGAGACTCAAGCAGCAATGACTACTAATGATAGTAGCTGGTCTGTAGGGTCTAATGTGCATGTGCTCGATGTCAGCGGCGAAGATATTTCTGTAGATAATGGATATATTTATCCAGCAACAGCTTCTAGTAGACACTATAAACGTGGTATTAAAGGTCCAATAAAAATTACAGGACCTATTGATACTCCTTTGTTCCCAAAAGGTGCAGCATCATTGCTATACTATACATTGGGCGCAAACACTACTACAGGAAGTTCAGCACCATATACTCACACAATAAAGAAAGGAGATTCAATTCCTCAATTTAGTTGTGAAGTAGGTAAAGATGTTAAAGCTCACAAATTTGTTGGTGGTATAGTTAATTCCGCAACTATAGATTATGCACCAGATGATACACTTAATGGATCATTTGATACAGTCTTTAGAAAAGAATTAGCAACAAGTGCCCTAGCAAGTGTTACATTCCCAGACTTTGATAGTGCTGAAAGAGCATTTGCAGGTCACGAATGTACCTTTAAGATCGGTGCAGCAGAAGGAGGAAGTCCATCAACATCTACTATTTGTGAATCATTTTCATTATCCTTAGAAAATAATGTTGCAGACGACGCATTTGCTTTAGGAGATAGATATCTTCCAGCAAATATAGTTGCACAATTTGCAGCATCAGGTACTATGGACTTGAGATATGATGCTAGCTCACACTATGATGACTTTTTAGCAACAACTGAAAAAGAAATTCATATTGTAGCCGACAACGGTTTAAGCAGCGCAAATAATAGAAAGCTAACAATAAAACTTCCAAGAATTGCATATGATTCTAACAGATTACCAACCGACAATGTAGAAAGATTTGTACAAGCAATTAGTTTCACTTGTGAAACCAATGCAGCTGGCGATCCAATAATTGTTGAAGTAATCAACGCCGAGACAGAAGCACAATTCACAGCTTAGGAGAAAAACATGGTCAATCCAAAGATTCAACGTCTACGAGAGAAAACACAACACACTGTGATCGTAAAAGATGAAAATCTAGGTGAGATCGAATGGGTAATTCGATCGATACCTGCATATGATTTGTTACAACATTATGATTTATTTTCTTCCATGCCTCAAGACATCAACCTTGATGTAGATAAGGATGGACAAATGAATGATAAGCAAGCTAAAGTACTTAAAGAAAAATTACTTCCAATGATGGAATTAATTGTTCCGGCATGTGCTATAGACCCTCCTGTTACCGTTGATCTAAAGGATCCTCGATTAGCAGAAGGTGAAGTCTTACATTTAAGAGATATTTCATTTCAAGCAGTAACAGATTTATTTGCAAAGATTTTAGACGTTTCTGGTCTGTCTAAGGAGGCAGACGAGAAAAGAAAAAAATCGGCAGGAGCCAGTTCGCCAAAACAATAGGTTCGTTATGTCATGCAGTTCCTTGTACACTACCCCATCTTATGTTGGGATACGCTATAGATGACCCCGAAGGCATATTTCTTAGCGCAGAAATACTTAATGCTTCATCTCCACACGGAGGAAGCTCAAGTAGTACAAAGACTGGACAACAACAACGACGTGCGAGGTTGGCTCGTAAAAGCAGGTATTAACCCTCTCCTTTTTTTATTAGAGGAATTATATGACTCCTAAAGAAACAATTAACTTTATTTTCCAGTCCAATGTGGCTGGTATTAAAAAAGCCTCAGGTGCTGTTAAAAAACTTAACGCACGTATAAAGGCTACAAAGAAAGCAAGTAATACTAGCTTTAATGCCATGAATAAGGGCATGATAGAGTCTGGTACTATTGCAGAGAAATTAGGTAACAAATTTGGTTTCATTGCATTCCAGTGGACATTTATAGCTGGTACTGCAAGTAGAGCACTAGGTGAAATTAGAATGGCTGCTCAGGAAGTCTTCCGTGAAGGCGCTGAGGGAATGTCTAAAATTCAAAAAGCTTCACTAGAAGCATTTGAACTAGGTGATTCAATAGACGAAACAAATAGAAAGATGAAAATCTTCTCTCAGTATGCTCAAGAGATGGGTTCAGGGGCAACAATATTTAGCTCTGGAGAAGTAGCAGATACATTAAGAGAAGTAGTTAAAGCTACTAATGATATTAACGCAGCAATTCCAATTACAAACTCACTTCTCAAATTAATGACAATTGAGGAAGTGGATGCAGCTAAAGGTGCTAAAGGTTTCCTTGCTGTAATGAATAACTTTAAATTAACAGGTGAAGATGTAAATAGAGTAACTAATACATTAGTTGCTGTAAACAAACAATCTAGACTTTCTCTAGATGAAGTAATCCATTCATATGAGTTTGCAGGTCAGCAGGCTAGATTAATGGGATTAGATATAGAAGAAGCAGGTACCTTGATTGGTATGATTGGTGACCAGTTACCAGCGGGAACTGTAGGTAGAACCTTCTCACAGATGCTCGTTAACTTTAGAAAAGAAACTGTAGCATTAAATCCAGTATTACAAAAGATGGGTGTTAACTTATATGACAACACAGGTAACATGAGAGAATTTGATGAGATCATGAGAGATATGTCAAAGATGATGAAATCAGCAGGAGAGAAAAGTGATTACTTTAGAGATTCAATATTAAGAAGTATGAAGTTAGATACTCGTGCAGAGAGAGTATTCTTAGCTTTAATTAATAACTTTGAAGAGTATGAAGATAGATTAGAAAAAGTAAGACGTGGTGGAGAGTATGTAGACTTTCTATATGAACAATTAAAGAATACTCCTGAAGCTGCAATGAAAAGATTACAGCATACGTTTGGACAATTAAAGATTCAATTAGTAGCAGGATTTGCTCCAGCCTTATTACAAATATTAGAAGTATTAATGGAATTTGTTAGACGAGAAGAAATTCAAAAAGCATTCCATGCAATAGGAAAAGCTATAGGTCAAAATGTAATTCCTTTGGTAGAAGGAGCAGTATGGGCATTTAGAGGCTTAGTTGCCTTGTATAAGAAGGTAGGATTAGGTACGGATGGATTAGCAAAAATAGTCTTAGGACTATCAGTTGCACTAGGAACATTAGTTGTAGTTGGTACTTTAATTACATTATTTGCTATGTTCGCTAGCTTGGCAGAAAAGGCAGCTGCTAAGATGGCTGTATTGGGAATTACAACTAGATTTACAAATATGACAATGTCATCATTCTTAATTGGTATGATGAGAGTTGGTGCTATTATGTTTGGACTTTGGTTCTTAATATCTGGTATTAATAGATTATGGACAACATTATCTGATGGCTTCCAAGAAGGTGAAGAAGGAGCTGTATTAATGGGAGTAGGATTAACTGCTTTAGGTGCAGCAATGGTAGCAGTACCGTTATTGCCTTATGTAACTAAAATGGGTGCATTTATTGCTGCTAACGTAGCTGGTAGTGCTTCGATGATAAAATTCGGAATGGTTGTAAGAGGTGTAGGAGTTGCAATGTTGGCCAGTGGTGGAATAATTGGTATATTAGCTTTAGCAGCAGCAGCTATGGTAGCTTTAGGATATGCAATAGCTCAAGTCTGGAAAGACTTTGCAAATGTTAAACCAGGAGATGATTGGGCTACTTTATGGCAAAAGACATTCCATGCTATAGCTGAAGCATCTGCTACTGATTGGCAAACTGCATTCGAAGCTAAATGGAAGGAAGGCATGGACTTTGGTAAATTAATTATGGATGAATTAAATGAAAAGATGGCATCAATTAAAGCCTTATTTGCATTAATGGCAGATTGGGGTGAAGCTGCATTTAGAGGTGAATGGGATCTTGTATTCGATATAGGAAAACAAATACATGATAGTGTAGTAGCTTCACAATTACAATTCCAAATGTCTGGTAAATTAATGGCCGCACAAATAGCAGAAGGAATAGCAAACTTTGATTTGATTGGAGCAATATGGGATAGTGTAATGGGTATAGAAACTGATTACATGAAACAATATGAAGAAGGTCAACAAATGATACAAGGATATAATAAAGAAGTACATCCATGGATAACAAAACTTGATGAAACTATGGAAGCAACAGATGCATCATTAGATGATTATAAGAACCAAGTAGATATTATTACTGGAACTGTTGAAGCTTCTGACTTTACTGGTAAGACTGGTGAACTATTAATTGCAGCTGAAGAAGTTGTTTCAACTACAGCAGAATTAAATAGCAACACGAGTGCTGTGATGCAAGCTGCTTACGCAGAAATTGAAGAATCAGCTACCGGAATGGGATTAGTTCCTGGTGTTGTAGAGGATTTAACTAGAGGTGCAGAATCAGTAGTAGAATCTACAACAGAGTTAGCAGATGCTGTAACACCAACAACAGAAGAATTGAAATTACAAGAAGAAGTACTTAAAGAAACTACTAAAGAATTAAAAGCAGAAGTTGCTGCATTGGATAAGAAAGTCAAGGCACAAATATTAGAAACTGCAATTACCGAAACCATAATTGCACATAAAGAAGACCTTGATAAAATAATGAAGTTACAAGAAAAGGTAGTAGTTTCAATTATTGGTAAAGATGTACAATTAATAAGAGATAAAGAACGTCTTCATGCATTGTATGAATGGTATCTATTTGCATTAGAAACACGTTTAGTTCCAGCAACAATAGATTCAGTTGAACAAATAATGCTCTTTAATGATAGAGTTATTGAAGCAGATAATGCTTTTGCTAGATTAGCTTATGCAGCAGATAAAACTGTTGAGAGATTAGCTAGTGTAAAAATAAGTAAAGACGGAAGCTTTTCAATGGCTGGCTTTGGTCCATTACCAAAAGGAATGAATACACACATGCCACAAGCAACCCCTATTGCAGGTAACGCTCAAGACATAGCTAATCAATTAAGAGCACTAGCCCCATCGGCTCCCACAGTGAATAATAATATTGAAATGACTTTAGATATTGAAAGTATTAGGTCTGAAGAAGATATAGAAAGAATGGCTGGATTAGTTGCAGATAAAATTGCAGAAGAATTAGATACAAAGAGTTTGACTGAATAATGGCTTGGAAAATAGATGATATAACATTACCAATGGATCCTACTTTAGTAGAAAGAAGAATTATTAGAAGTGCTCCTACACAATCAGCACAATTTGATTTTCCTTCAATAGGTACTACTTCATTGCAATCATTTACACTAAAACTTAAAGGATATATTTGGGATGAAGTATTAGCACAACAGTTATGGGAATTAACTAAAGATGCAGAATCTGAAATTATAAATATACAAATTACCGGTGATACTGATCATGAATGGGTAGCAGGAACATATGCAGCTGCAAAAAGCTTTATTAAACGTTCACATCCTCAATATGTAGAAGAAACAGATGGTACTGATTCTCCTGTATGGGAATATGATATATCATTCGTACAATTTGCAGAAGCTGGCTTGGATGGTCCTGGTGAAGAATTATTTCCAGAAGATGAAGACCCAGGCGTTGGCCCTGATAAATGGAATGATACATTAGATGATTGGACATTCAATACTTGGACCTGGTTTTCACAAATTTTGATATGACTCGTATTACAGTAGCTGGTCCAAAGGACGTAAGTAAATTTCAACCTTTAGGTAAAGTCTATAATAGATCAACTAAAGATGGATCTATTCCTATTGCAACTTTTCTTGTAGGATCACACTATCAAGTTAATCCTAATGGTATATTAGATTCTACTACAGATGGTACTTACATGACAAGTAATACTTTAACAACAAGTAGTTCTAAATTAAACATTACTGGTAAAACTTCTCAAGTAGGTCAAATAGGAAAGAATATTGGTTCGTTTAGTTCTTTTACTTATCTTTATCCTAAAACTAAAATTGTAGGACATAGTGAATTAGCTATATCCACTAGTAGTTTATCACCAAGACCAACTCATAGATTAAGACACAAGTTTGAAGATATTGCAACTACTGATTCATTAATTGTAGATTGGGGATTAAATGCTGCAGGTACTGCAAATGAATTAACACTTAAACAAACAATTGATGGTGTGGAATCAACAGTAGCAACATATACAGCTTCAGCTGGAATAACTGAAATTAATTGGGAACTTAGATATCTCGAAGAAGGAGTTACTAAGTTCTTTTATAAAACACCTAGTGGTACAAGAACTAGATTATTTAAAGGCACAACAAATGCTGATATAGCTGAATGTAAAGTATCCGCAGAATATTGGACTACTGAAACAACATTAAGAACAGTTAAAAGTGACTTTTTATTTATATGGTATCCAATCATACACTTAAATTATCAAGGTTCGATTTCTAATTATTTATTGGGCAATTGTAAAGTTTATGATACGAAAGGTTCTGATACTGAAGCAAACTGGATAAGAGTTTATTCTGGTGATCATGAATTTTCAGGCGATAGAGTTATAGAAAATGGATTGCTACGTATACGTATTACTTCGGATCCTAAAGTAAAGTTCTATGGTTGGAATACTACTTCATCTTCTTATGAATATACAGGTGCATTAAATCCTATAGATTCTAATGGTAATCTTTCTACAAATCTTAATGATGTATTATTCAAACAATTAACAAAATCCCGTATGAAATTTACTATCAAGTTTGGTGTAATAGACTATGAAGTGGATCTTCACAGAGGTTGGCCTCACGCAAGAATAGTATTAAATTCTAAACAATGTAGATTTGAAACTAGTAAAGGAAGATTTGCTACTAGTTCAGATTATGATAATAACAAATTACTTAACTGGAATCAAAAAACTTCTGATGATTCAGGTAAAGGTAATCCACTTAATTTATCAGCTGCTTCTTTCCAGGATTGTTTTCAACCTACTGCATTTCAGACTTCTATAGGAACAGGGGTGAATCCTTATAACTTTACAAATGATACTAATACCGATAGTGGATTGCAAAATATAGATGATAATTGGTTTGCATTTTATGATGCAGGTCAAGCTGATGATACTGTAGGATTTATTGGTGTACTTAAAAAACCAACAGGATTACAATTAAAAGCTTCAACTACGACAGCGCTAGAGTATGCTAACTTTACTTTCGATAAAAAAATGATTATTGGTGTTGGTATATTACAAGCATCTATATCCTCACAAGTATCAGGTATCCCATTAGCATTTCATATAGGTAATCAAGATCAATATGTAAAGTGGCGAGCTAATGAAAGTATTGTTGGCTTTGGTCAAAAACAATTCTCAAGGAGAAAGAGATAATGCCTATACAATTACATTTATCTGGTGGAACTGGTAATAGTAACCCTTATGGTAGTTTGGGTGGTAAAAGAAGTACTACACAAGTATCTAATGATACATTAGAAAATATATTTGATAATATTTCAAGACAAGAAGCATTAGTTGGTAAGACAGAATATCGTTGCTTGTATGTATATAATCCTTCTGGTAGTACATTAACAAATGTTAAAGTACATATTTCACAACATCCTTCTACTACAAATATTTCTATTGGAGCTGATACAGCAGGAATAGGAAATGGTACTAGTACTGCTATTGCAAGTTCTATTGCAACAGAAGATACAGTACCAACTGGAGTTACTTTTTATGGAGAATCAGAAGATCATTTTGGTTTGGCTTTAGGTACATTAAAAGTAGGAGAAGGTACTCCATTTTGGTTAAAACGTCAAGCTGAAACTAGTACATCACAAACTATAACTTGGACATTAACAGTAACTGAAGATGGTGGTACATTACCTTCAACTTCACATGCAGATGGATTAGCATTCTCTGAATGGAGAGACTTTGATACAACACCAACTGGTACATATAAAACTGGTACAGCTAAAGTAGGATTTAGTGATTTAGGATGAATATATATGAGGAAGAGAGAGAAGCAGCTAGAAAAGCTATGCTATTAACTGTGTATCAACGAATGGGAGATATAGCCTCTCAGATAGAATTTACTATAAGAAAACAGAAACACGGTAAACCTGTCGATACAATCGGACAGTCCAGTCCAGAAGATATTATTAAATCACTCTGGGATCGATTGAATGTACTAGAGAGTATTACGTGCAAACAAGAGAATGAACTTAATTTACATGAAAGAAACACATTGGAGGAATTATTATGACTTTAGATAAATGGGCAACTGGAGATGTAATTACCGAAGGTAATATCAATAAACGAGGTATTAGAAGAGGTACAACATCAGATAGAGGTTCTGCAACTACTGTTGTAGGAGATCATTATTTTAATGAAGATGAAGATTGTACACAAGTAAGAGTTTCTGCTAGTCCTGAAATTTGGATGAATGCAGGAAGAGTATTATTAGGAGCTGATTCTAATGAAACCGTAGTAACTGGTACTACAGCTACACAAGTAAAAGATATTGATGTAATAAAACACGATTCTACTTGGGCTGGATATTTAGTTTTAATAGTTGCTAGAATAAAATCATCTAACGGTTCTCATGCTGCATCTTTGAGAGTAAGACTTAATGGTGCTGGTAGTGATTCATTAGTTTTAACTTCTAGTTCAACCAGCTATGCAATAGTAAAAGGAACAATTGATGTTTCATCATTAGCTGCAGGTAGACATACTATAGAATTATTCTTAGATTCTGCAAACTCATCTTCAACAGCAACTATGGATATGACAGAAATCTGGGGATCTTAATGGAATGGAAATTAATTAATAAACGAACCCAACAAGATAAAGTGGGTAATTTATTACAAGTTGATGGTGGCGTTGTTCCCAAGAAATGTCAGAGTTGTAAATCTGATTTAGAAAGTAAAATAACACTTAAAGAAATGAAACAAACAATTCCATATTTTAAATGCAATGATTGTAAATTTGAAACAGCTGATGGTGGTCAAGCTTTATGGCATGAACATGAAGAATCAGCACATACAATAGAATTTACAACTGGTGAGAAAGTACTTGAAATTAATAAAGTAATTGAAAATCCTCCTAAAATTATTAAAGAGGATGACGACGTAATTATTTTATGTTCGGAATGCTATGACAAGAAGTATTAGAAAAAATAATATTCCTCAAAACCTTATATTATTTACAGGTTTAAGTTCTGTACCTTCTAAATTTATTATAGAAAGTAACAACGATAAAATGCCTAGAAATACTGCTAGTGGTGTTAATCCTGGTAGTGAAATTACTACAGCTGCACATCAGCATGCTACTTCGGGTACACACGAACACGATGGTAATGTAAGCCATGCTCATCATGCACAAACAGATACTTATACAGGTTCAGCTGGACATGGTTCATATAATGGTTCAGCAGGAATACATTATCACGAGTATGATACTAATGCAACTACTGTTAATTTAGATACAGCAGCTGGTGGAGACCATCAACATGATGCTACAGCTACAGCAGATCCTCCTTATTATACTTATTTAGCTATAAAGAAAACTTCTGTTTATAATTTAAGATCATCACATCAGATACCACATAAAGCTTGTCTGATGTGGAAAAGTTCATCTCTTCATACAGGATATGCTGCTGATACAACTGGTAATGATAAATTTTTTAAATTTACAAATACTCCTGGTCAGACAGGAGGAGAATCAACTCACACACACAGTGAAGTAGCTGGACATAATCATACTTTTACTTTAGCAAGTCATACTCATGCATTGCCTTCAGCTACAGGACCAGGCAGTAATAACACAGCTAAGATTGGTTCTGGTAGTGCAACTGTTACTGTTGGTGGTGGACATACACACGGATTATCAGGAACTACTATTTCTAGTGATACTGCAACTGGTAGTACAGGAACTAGTGATGCACATTCAGAGATAGCAATAGCAAGAGATCCTGCTTGGTTTAAAGTTCGAGTTGCAAGAAGAGATATAGTCTCAATGAGAAAACCGGGAATACCTAAATCAGGTATTTGTATGTGGAAAAATACTCTAGCTAGTATCCCTACAGGCTTTGTATTAACAGATGGTAATAATGGTACTACTAATTGGTTAAATAAATTTCCTAAAATTGGCAATAGTGCTTCTAGCACAGGCGGTAGTGATACACATCAACATGCCTCACAAAATCATACTCATACTTTAACTGCTCATCATACTCATACTATTTCTGGTAACACTGATTCAGGTGGCTCAGGAGGAAATCCTGGCGCAGCTGGAGCTACTGCAGGAACTAGATTAGGAGAACACGTACATGGTCCTGGTGATATAATGACTACAACATTTGATCCAGCTGTTACTAGTAGTACAGGACATCAACACGCAGCTGCTACATCATTACCTAATTATATACAAGTTGCTTATATAGAGAGAACGAGTTAAGGAGCCCGAGGGAAATTTATGGTCCATAAACAAAACGAAGATATGATCTTACCACATCATGGTGTTTTTACTTTAAAAGTATTCGATAAAGATGGTAATCTTAAACACGAACAAGAAACTGAAAATATAATTACTAATGCAGGTGTTTATGAATTAGGTGATTTATTAATAGGCGCTCATACTAATACAATAAACTATCTCTCCTGTGGCACAGGAACCGCAACACCGGCAGTTGGAGATACTGATCTCAATACAACTTGTAAACAGGGAGGTAGTACTACTGCAGCACAAGTAAGAAAAGCAGTTACTTCAAGAACTAGAACAACTAACACATTAACTTTTTCTAGATTAATCGCAGCAGGTGATTATGATAGACCAGCTGTTGTAGCTGAATTAGGAGTTTGGTTTGCACCTCATGCTAGCGGTGATTTATTTGCAAGAGGATTATTAAATACTACAGTTACACTTTCTAGTGGCGATACAGCTACATTAACTTACGGGATTCTATTAAGATGACCACTGTTAATTTTTCTGTAAAGTATACCACAGGAAGTGCTACTACTGTCAGGCAAAAGCCAGAATACAATTTTGAATTTCCTAAAAGTCTTGTGGTGGTGATAGAGTAATGCCTTTAATTAATCGATCCGAAGCTGAAGATACAATTGGTTCTGACGGAATTCATACATCTGCATGTGAATGTGGTTTATGGTTCAAAGGAGCACAAGTAATCAACGGCAAGGTTAAATGTAAAGTATGCGGCGCTGAGAAAACTGTATGAGTAGTTCTTCATTTACTGCAAAATACAATACATCAGCTGCAACTGATACTGCTGGTCAATATCCTTATAAGAAAAGAGCAGCATTTAGTAATATATCCAATTGGACTATTACTGATAAACTTAATGAAATAAAAACGGTAAGGTTTTCTTTACCAAACCAACCAGAAGAAAGAATTAATGTGGTACTGGAAAGAAATATTTCCATACCCTTTCTAACTCCTTTTAAAGGAATTATTACAAGTAAATCTTTAGGCAAGAATCAAATTACTGTTGTTGCTAAAGAAAATGCTTGGCATTTAACTAGACGAATATTCCGTTCAGGTAGTCTTGTAAATTATAATGCTGATAATCTTGAACTTGAAATGCAAGGTGGTAGTGCTACCTATGTAGATGGTAAATATGCTAAAGCTTTTAATTTTACAGGTTCTAATGAAATTCAATGCAATGCTGCAGATGAAGCTTCTTTTGACTTTGAAAATAATCAACCATTCTCTATGGGAGGATGGATTAAATCTTCCAACACCGGTTCATTACAATACCTCTATCAGAAATTAAATGGCGTTATTGGGCTTTCTATTTATTTCTCATCATCCAATCATCTATGTGTCTCTTTATGTAATACTGCAAACTCTAACGAACTTAAAAAACGATATACTACAAATCTCCTAGATGGAGAATGGCATCATATTTTTGTGACAAAGTCTACCTCTCTCTCAGCCTCAGGGTTAAAGCTTTATGTAGATGGTGCTGAAGTTTCTACAACAACTGATGCAGATAATTTATCAGCAACTACTTTAAATAATAATGTAATGACCTTAGGTGGTAAAGCTGGATCATATAGGTTCACAGGTCACATGGATGAGTGGCGAATTTATAACGTTACCTTGGATAGTACGAAAGCGAACCAAGTATATAAGAATGTTGAAAATCTATCGGGTGTAGTTGCCCGTTATCCCTTTAATAGTGCTAAACTCAGTTATAGTTCGACGGCGGTCAATGTGTTAGCACAAGAAATTTTAACAAAAGCAAATGAAGATATGCCAGATGGTATGGCTTGGGAACTCGGTCCAAATACCTCTACTGAGGTTATAGACATAGAATTCAAATATCGTAATCACTGGCAAGCACTTCAGAAAATTGCTCAAGCAGCAAAACTAGATTTATGGGCTGATAGTGAAAATCATATAATCTATCTTGAAACGTTTAGATCTAAAGGAAAAACGTTAGACAAGGTATTAGATGTAATGGTTGAATCTGTACCAGAAATTTCAGTTGATAATGTTGCAAACCAAGTAAATATTTTAGGAAAAGAAGAAAGTACTAATACTCAAATTGAGAGTATTGCAGAAACTGATACTGACCTAAAATATATTTACGAAATGGTAGTAACTGATAAACAGATTACTAGCATGGCACAAGCCACAGGTGTAGCTGAAAAGCTTTTAGATGAATATAAAATTCTCACACCAGTCGTTAAAGCAACAGTTCCATTCTCACAATACGTAAGATTCGATATGGAAACAGGGGATGTTATCCGTATTGTGAAACCAGAACAGGAACTGGATGGTAAATTCCGTATAATGGAAATAACTATCAAAAGTGATACAGTAAATTTGATTTTAGAATCAAATGATACTGCCGTATCGCACGTTAGGTCAAGATCTATGGGAGATATATTAGGCCACTTACTCCGCAAAATGAATGATAACAACATCAATTAGGTGATTGAATATGAGTTTTGAACAATTAATACTCCAAGGCACAGTCGGTATCGGTATGGGAGCTTTAATAGCTGTCGCTGGATATCTTGCAACTGCTGCAGAATCTTGGAATAATAGAAAATTCGCATACTCTGTAATCATTGGTGTCTTTACCTCGTTCACAGTGATAACTGGCTTAGGTCAGGAAATCAACACAAGTAACTTTATACCAACACTATTATCAATAGCTGGTGTAAGTTTCTTTGCTAACAAAGGTATCAAGACAGCATTGAGAGTACGCGGACACGACGACGAATTATACTAGTCAGAGTTACTCCCGACGTTAATGGGACTCCCCTTACCTCATTAACAAAAGCAGGGTAGTGTGAGTACGCACACTTGAAAAAGAAGACTGGTGTTACGAGCCAGCCCTGCTTCTTTTTTATCCTTTATTTTCGTATTCAGAAATTAATCTTTTAAAAACTCTAAGTCTGTAATCTTGAGTTATACTAGGAAGTAAACGTTTCCATTCCTTGTAATGCTTTTCCCAAGTATCTTCGTCTTCATACATTACGGACATGGATTAGTCATTCCTATATTTGGTGCGATACAATCCCTAATAGGATGTGTATCTGCTGGTGTATTATGTGAAGCTATAAACATAACTAAAATAAACATAAGAACAATTGGTACTAGATAGAATAAATTAAAGTTCAAAATTTTGCTCCACATCCTTTACAAGTAGAATATCCTTTTGAATGACCGTCATTCTTTCCCCAAGTCCACTTGTAACCTTCTTTCTTTTTACATTTAGGACAAGGTTCGATTGGATAATTACCTGAACCCCAATCACTCATTTATCATCTAACTCGTGTTTTTCTTGTACATCTTCATCAGATACCCATACCCATTTACCTTTATCATTCTTTACAATTGGTTTTTTAGGTTTCTTTTTCTCTTGTATCTGGTTAAGAAAAATCATTGCATTAGCTAAAGTATATAATAATCTAGTCTTTTCACTTCCTTGTGCTCCGACTAATTCAGCTTGAATTGAATCTGCCCAAGCTTGTATTTCAGCATCATTAGGTAGATCAAATTCTTCTCTTTCTAATAATCCACCTAGATTCTTAAACCATCCTAATCCCATCTTCCGTCACCTTTCTTTTTTCTACTTTCTTTCCACTTTGGGATATAATAACCTATCGTGAGTCCACCGAAGAAATAGGCCATACAAATTAATGTAAATCCTAAATCACCGATCATTTCTTATCCCTAATGGCTACTATATCACCATTAACTTCTTTCTTAACCCATTTCAATTTAATCAAAGTCATAATTAAATCAGATGCATCTTGCCAATCCATACCAAAGTCTAATAAATGATTCTTTAGTTTCAATTCACTTATTCTACCTACATCTTGTACTAAGGCCCATACTTGTGCTAATTGTGTTCCTCTTTTAATCTTAAATCTATCTCCTTTCTCATTATCAAATAAAGCATCTAGTGTAGGATCCATTTTAATTGTCAAAGTCTTTGGCATTTCTTTTACTTTCATAAGCCAATACCCTAAGGCAATTCGTTCATATAATGGTTCTTCATAATGTACTACATCTAATTCATCAAGCTTTTTGTAAACAGTTCTATCAAATTCTACCTTTTCTAATTTTTTCATAATATCATCATACCGTGTATTAATAGCAGCTTTAAGTTTACCCAATGTTAAAGTATTAGTCTTTACATTCTTACTACTTCTTCTATTCAATTTGAATTGTTTAATATCATTAAAGTTAGGAATAAGTAATAGGAATAAGAATCTTCTAGCTAATCCACTGCTCAATTCATATCTTGCAGGTTGAACTCCAGTCCACAAAGAAAGGTTAGTTTGATATTCTATTTTACCTGCGGCTAATCTTTTCCTAACCATTCCCGAGTCTAATGCTGTAAGTAAAGCTGTATCCAATCCTGCATTATAATTTTGACTTACTGCAGCAGATATAGCTGAAAATTCTTCTATTCCTACTATACTATTACTTTCATTTCTACATAAACCAGGTGACTCTTGTGCTACGCCTTCAGAATTAAATTTAGCAGTTCCTACAAATCCTGCTTCTGACATTTGCGATTCAAAAGTACAACCTATCTTTGTTCCTTTTACTAGACTTAATTCATTTTCTAAAAATTGTCTAAGCCAAAATGATTTACCGAAACCTGGAACCGTAACAAGGATAATATGTTGTCTAGTGTTAACTTTCAAACCAGCTTCTGTATAAATACCTTTTTGCTGATTCATGATATTAAATATGTGACAACCTAAAGAAGAAATATAGTATGGTGGAAACTTTCTAGCATAAGCTACATTCCTGGCCTCTAATTCATTTAATATTGCTTCATATACATCAGTCATCTTATTATCACTTCTATTCCCATTACTGTAAAAGTAGTTATTAGCATTACTGGTACGATTATTGCTGGGATAACTATCACATATAATTGTGGATACTTTTTAAACAGATTCATTTTGATATCACATTATCCAACATGAATCTAATACGTTGTAATCTACTTGGACCAATTCCTGGAACTTTAAGCAATTCATTATCATCTGCATTCACTATACATCTTACTGTAGAAAATCTATCTAAAAGATTTTGTGCGACATCAGTCGGAACATTTAATAATAATTTAACCACTTCTCTTTGTGGATTTTCAGTTCGTTTTATTCTTCTATCTTTAATCTGATCCAGCTTCCCTTCTGCAATCTTTTTCAAGAGTTTCGTAGCCACCATCAAACCATCATTATGTGGATCAGAATAACCATCCTGTATCCAAATTACACTTCTTAATCCAAATCTAACTATTGCACTCGCAATTGCACCTTGAACGTGTTCTTCGGTTATCTTGCTCTTCTTGTAATACTTTTCTACTTCTTTGTAACTACCTGTAATAAGTAAAATTGGTATAGGTTCTGAAGCTAATCGTTTTAATTGATCTTCTAATCTACCCGATAGAAGACTTTGCATAAAATCAGAAATTGCTTTTCTTTCTATTGTAACTTTACCATCATCAGCATAAGCTGCATAGTCACCACATGATAAAGCTTTTACTGTAAATTCTATTCCGTTATGTTTAAGTAAAGTTCTTTGTTTAACTTTTTCTCTGGAATCAACAACAATCTCTATGTCTTTTGAGGCCATGTTTCTACTCCTTCATCATAAGCGATTGGATCTTTAATTCCTGCTTGGCCGAAACCTAAGAGTCTGTATTCACAACTTGGACATTTGCCACAAGCGTTTAATCCACCCCGATAACAAGACCAAGTCTTATCCCAAGGTACTCCTACTTCCTCTCCTAATCTAACTACATCTGCTTTTGTAAGATACACAATTGGTGCATGTACAAAAATATCATTTGTATGTGTTTTGATTACTTCGTTTACTTTTGCTATGTATTCTGGTCTGCAATCAGGATAACCAGAATAATCAATAATGTTAGCACCATAAAAGATATCAGTATATC